GATAACCCAAAGGCAACGATACTTGAAAAGACGATAGCAGCAGCTATGCGTAAGAGCTTAGAGAAGGGCAGCCTTTATAGTTTAGAAACTTTACTTACCCGTGTTTATGGTAAGCCAAAAGAACAAATGGATATTCAAACAGATAACAGAATAGAGATAGTATTTGTAGACGGCAAGACAATTCTTTAATGCGGATAGAACTACCTAACGGACATATAAATCAAAAGAAGATACTTGACTGCGAAGCCAGGTACATTGTTGTTATGTGCGGTAGAAGGTTCGGAAAATCGGAGTTAAGCCAGATCAAATGTATTACAACCGCAATCAAAGGCGGTCAGGTTGCTTACATAACACCTACCTATAAATTGGCTAAGGTATTCTTTGAGAAGTTATGCAATAGCCTTCCCTTCCCTAATAACAAATCGGACTTAAACATTACCTTTCCGAATGGTGGCAAGGTCGAGTTCTTTACGGGGGAACGCTTGGATAACCTAAGAGGGCGCAAGTTTAACTTGGTTATAATAGACGAGGCTTCCTTTATATCTGACTTAGAAGACGGGTGGCTAAACTCGATAAGACCTACCTTAACGGACTACAAGGGTAAAGCTATATTCTTAAGCACCCCTAAAGGTAAAAACTACTTCTTTAGTTTGTTTAGCAAAGCCGAACCCGATTGGCAAAGCTTTAAGTTTACTACATACGATAACCCTTATATAGACCCGAATGAAATAGACGATGCCCGGAAGCAATTACCAGAGGTTGTATTTGAGCAGGAGTATATGGCAAACCCTGCTGAGAACGCAGCAAACCCTTTCGGCACTCAACATATACGCAAGTGCATACACCCAGTAACAACAATGCCAGTAGTAGCTTATGGGATTGACCTTGCTAAGTCTGTCGATTGGACTGTTATCGTAGGTTTAGACGAAGACGGAAACGTGGCTTATTTTGACCGCTTTCAAATGGATTGGCACAATACCAAGCAAACTATACTTAGATTGCCTAAATGCCCTATCCTTGTCGATTCTACGGGGGTTGGAGACCCGATACTTGAAGATCTACAAAGAGAAGGGGTAATGATACAGGGCTTAAAGTTTACAAGTTCAAGTAAGCAGCAGCTAATGGAAGGGTTACAGGCTGCGATACATCAAGGTAAGATAGGCTACCCTGAAGGGATAATAAGCCAAGAGTTAGAAGTATTTGAATATATGTATACGGCAACCGGGGTAAAGTATTCCGCACCTTCAGGCTTTCACGATGACGCAGTAATGGCTTTGGCTTTGGCTTGGCAGAACTTCAGCCTTAAACGTGGCACTGGTAGGTATGCCTTTCTATAATTGCAACAAGGTTACAAAAATAAATTTGGTGGATTGTGTAAAACTTGTATATTTGATTATTATTTAAACAAAACACAAACACAATGAAAAAAGAAACCGCACAACTTTTAGCCGTATTTTTAGTAGCTTGTTACCTTATTGGTCAACTGCAAGACATCTACTCAAAATGATCTACGCTATCTGCCTTCTGCTAATTGCAACAGGTTTTGTAATGGCAGCATTAACTGACTATTTAATTAAACACAATGACACAAAGCGCAAAAGAATATATAGACAAATATTACGCAAGTGAGCCGATTAGTATAATGATGAATAACATTGATGCGACCTACCTTGAGATACTTACTTACTGCAACGAGAAGGGTTATGAACCTACTAAGCGTAGAATGAGAAGTCCAGAACATAAGTCAAAAATCGGCTTTTTTGACATTGAGAATTACAAACCCGAAACAATATGAGTTTTTATTTTGATGATGATGGATATTTTGGTATTCCAAGAATATCAGTTAATAGAACAGAACCATATAAACTACAAATAAACAAACCAATGGAACTACAACAAATCTTCGAAACAACAAAAGAACAAAGGACTGAGTTTACCTATCAATTAATTGAACGCTTAAACGCAGGAGAACTTGATCCGTTAAAAACACATCTCCAGGTTAAAGCCTTAGAGGATATGCTTGAAACCCTAAAGGCAAACAAGGACTACAAAGATGCCGTATTACAAGCAGCCGTACTTAATGGTAAAGATTTTGAGTATATGAGTGCTAAGTTTAACATTCGCGAGGTAGGTGTTAAATACGATTATACCAAATGCGAAAGCCCACAATACGAGGAGATATTAAGCGAGTACAATAGCGCAGCCAAAGCCAAAAAGGATATGGAAGAGTTCCTTAAAAAAGTTCCGCATCAAGGACTTGATATTATTAACGGAGTTACTGGAGAGGTTACCAAAGTTTACCCACCTGCCAAGAGTAGCACCACATCTGTAGCAGTATCTTTAAAATAAAAAACAATGATTTTATTACCTATCGCAATTATTGTAGTACTTTTAGCCGTAATAGAAATACGGGATATGTATAACCAAACCAAATAAAATGTTAGTAGGAATTATTTGCTCGGTACTATTTGCAACCTTAATATCAATAGTTTGGGTTCGATTAATAGATCAAAGCAACAAGATACTTGAACAAGACAAAAAAGAAAACAAATGACTTGGAACGAATTAACGATTTGGCAGTACCAACAAATTTACCCAATAGTTACTAAGCCTGAGAAGGATTGGACTAACTTAGACGTAGAGAGTAAGCTTGTAGGTATAATCTACAATCTAACCGACACCCAGGTTGATAGCCTATCTATTCAGCAATTCAATAATCTAAGGGCAACACTTAGCTTTTTAGACGATAAAATAGAAGGTAAGCCTGTTAAGTACACGGAAGTGAACGGCAAACGATACCGATTTGTTTATGATGTGCAGCAAATCAAAGCAGCCAGATATATCGAAAGCAAGGTATTCAGCACCGACTTAATTAACAACTTGCATAAGTTAGCAGCCTCAATGGTTATGCCTCAGCGCAAAACTTGGTATGGCAGATGGGTAGACGATACTTATGATGCGGCAAAGCATAGCGAGTATGCAGCCGACCTACAAGCCTCAAACTTTGTACACGTTTATCATTCTGTTGTTTTTTTTTATCAAGTATACAGAAACTGGATAGAGGTTTCTCAGGCTTATTTGATACAGGAAATGATGTCGAAGGGAATGAGTCCGGAGTCAGCGCAAGAGGCGGTTCAAATTTTATGCAGCACTTTGGATGGCAATATTGCGCCAAATCTGTTGCCGACCACGAAAATATCACAGTTGACCAAAGCTATGAACTTTCAACAATCCAGTTCCTAAATACACTTAGTTACCTGAAGGCTAAAGCCGATTACGATAAAGAGCAACATAGGAAACTTAAATAGCCCCACAAGCCCTGCCATTTTTGGTGGGGTTAGTTATTTTTAGACCTTCCTTATATTTATTAGCGTGAGTATATCAAAGGCGCAAATACAAGCATTAAGGGAAGGCTTTTTAAAAAGCATAGGCGATACGGGCTTTGGCAAGGTTAAGGAAGGCGATTTGCCTGTATTAGAGGAAACATTGTCTTTATACGGACAAGCCTTTAATGATGCCCTAATCAAGATATTAGATCAAGAGAATATAACAAGTTCTGGTAAGTTAGCAGAACCGGCAATCGGGATTGTAACTAAATTTGGAAACAGTTACGTTTTAAGTTTAGGATATGAGCAAGGAAGCGAACAAGACAAATACTTTAGGTTTGTCAATAAAGGGGTTAAGGGTACAAACAATACAAAGGCAGATGCTAAAACGCCTTATTCGTTCAAGACAAGTAGCAAATCAATTCCGGTTAATGTAATAGAAAAATGGCTTAGTTATAATAAGTTAAAATCGGTAGCCGTTAAGAAGTATACAAAGCTTGGAGCGGAAAGCAAAGCAATACAAGGCAAAAAATCTTTAGCTTGGGCGATAGCAAAAAGCATACATACTAAAGGACTTAGGTCTACGCACTATTTTGACAGAGCAGTAGCCCAAATATTTAATAAAGAATTTATTGAAAATATAGCAGTCGCAGTAGGTGGCGATGTATTAATTCAAATAAAGCAAACAGTAAACGAAAGCAAGAATGGCAATAACAATAACAAGTAGCCCTGCACCTTATTCGTCAATGCACGATAACCTTTGGTTTGTGTCAAGTTCTACTAATAGCGGAACTACAAACTTTAAATTCGTGTATGATGTATACATTAACGGAAGCCAAGTAATTAGATCAAAGGTATTTCCTGCGCCAAGTGCAGAAGGTAGCTATGGGGTGTTTAACGCATCTCCAATGGTAAGAAGTTTTGTAACTAACTATTTCGAGCCTTCAGGAAACTCAATACTTGTAGCTTCAAACGATAAGATTAAAGTAGATTACCAAGTAAGGATAGGCGAAGAGGTTAGCGGTGTTACTACTACAAACTTAGCATCTGGCAGCTACTCAGCTTACAACTTTGTACCGCCATTGTTTGCCGATGTATTCTTGACAAAGAACAATACACCATTAGTGTTATCGGACTATTACGATAATTTACTATTGGAAAACTTTACAGATGACTTCTTGACGGAAAGGGACACAGACGAGATAACCTTAGAATATGGAGATAACTTTTATATTACCTTCCTACGCATAGCAACGGGCGGTTACTCAGCTTGGGTTGAAGTATTAGGCGATGGCGATGTGGTTACTAATACAGTATCGGGCAACATTACTTTAGGCGGTCAATTCAATATGTTTAACCTACAAGCAGGACACATAAACGATTGGGCATCTGGCACGATTATAGATGAGAATACATACGGCTATAACTTCTATTTAAAAAGAAGTGGCGCACAAACAAGGGTAATAAAATTAAGACATAAGTGCTATCCTAAATACCAACAATTTAACTTAGAGTTCCTAAATAGATTAGGCGGTTGGGACACTAAAAAATTCGCTTTAGTAAATAGAAGGTCAAGCGAGTATCAAAGGGCATCATACAGGCGAAGCGACTGGCAGCTTGTAGGTGGGCAAATGACAAACATAGATGGATATAACAGATATAACGAAACAACTTTTAACTATGCTATTCAGCATAAAGATAAATACAGGCTTACTTCTGATTGGGTTAGCGAACAAGATTATTCGTGGTTGGCTCAACTTGTATCGAGTCCTATTGTGTATATGGAAGTACTTGGTGCTTACTTCCCTGTTACCATAAGTACAAGCAATTATGAGTACAAGTTAGAAAGTGCAGACAAACTATTTAACTTTGAGATTGAAATAGAAGTAGGCAAATACTTAACAAGCCAATTCAGATAATGATTAGTACAGAGATATACATCGAAGAGCAAAAGATTGATCTATTGCAGGATATATCTACAGAGTTCACTTATGCGATTGACGATGTGAGTGAGTTCGGTAGCCGCAATACTTCTTTTAGTAAGACAATAAGCATACCAGGAACGGCTAACAATAACTTGATATTTGGTTACATCTTCGAACTTAACAACGCAAACGTAACTTACAATTCACTACCAAACGTAGGTTATAACTACAACGTAACCAAACAAGCTAATTGTAAAATATTTATTGATAAGGTGCAGATATTTAAAGGCACTTTAAGAATATTGGAGATAGTAATAGACAAAGAAACTATTGAATACCAATGCAGCGTGTTTGGGGAACTTGGCGGTTTTATTAACCAGTTAGGTAATAAACGTTTAGAAGATTTAGATTTTAGTTCTTACAACCATACTTATAGCGTTGCCAATATTAGTGCGAGTTGGGATAACCCGGGCGGTTCTGGTTATTACTATCCTCTTATTGATTACGGGAATGTTAGTACCGGGCAGTACGGAGTTGCTAAAAAGGACTTTCAATACACAACTTTTAGACCTGCTTTGTACGTTAAGGAATATATACAAAAAATATTTGCCGATACAGATTACACATTTAATTGCTCGTTCTTTGATACTCCTTTATTTAAAAGGCTTATCATTCCGCATAACCAAACAAACATTACAGTACTTGCTAATACAAGTTTAAGTGCATCTGCTAACTTAATTACAATAAATACAAACCTAAGTCCTTATGCAGAATATACATTAATAACGGCAGGTAACTTTTCACTTGATTCATTAGGGCAGCTATTTACTTATAATGGAGTGCCTACAATTACAACAAACATACAAGTATTGTTAAGAGGTAACGTAACTTTTAACCCAAGCTTACCAAACTTTTCTGTTATACTTAAAAAGAACAACGTAGAAATAGGAAGACAAGATTTCGATGCAAGTATTAGCACCTTTATGAATTGTGATTTCACAGTTAGCGGTGTAAACTTTGCGACTACTAATACAATGCAGGTCGAGATATTAGGCAACGGAATTATACTTGATGTTACATTAGGAGAGATAGTAGTTACAACAAGCACACCTACACAGGTGCAAGTTAATTTAGGGGAAACAATTAAAGTAAGTGAGACAATCCCTAAAGGTGTATTTCAGCGCGACTTTTTTATGAGCATTGTTAAAATGTTTAATCTTTATGTTTATGAGAATAAGTTTAACGATAAAGAACTTGTTATTAGTCCGTATGTGGACTTTTATCCTGAGAAGTCGGCTGAAGCATTGGATTGGACTAACAAAGTAGATAGGGCAAAGCCTATAAGTATTAAGCCAATGAGTGAGGTTAATGCTCGTTATTATAACTATAAGTTCAAGCAAGACAATGACTTCTATAACGAAAACTATCGCAAGAAGTATACAGAAGGCTATGGCGATTTTATTTACGATACTGAATTTGATTTTGTAAAAGAAACAGACACTTTAGAAGTTATATTTGCTGCATCTGTTTTATACCAAGCTACCGGACAAGACAAAGTATTCCCGGCTATTTATAAGAAGTCGAATACGAATAGCGCAGAGGACAGAATGGATAGCATTATTCGTATAATGCAAACCAAAAAGATTACGGGTGTATCAAGTTGGAACATTATGAATACAACTACCAACTTAGCTACTTATACAAGCTATGGTTATGCAGGGCATTTAGATGATCCAATTAATTCTAATACTGACATTAATTTTGGTGCGCCTAAAGAAGTGCAATTTGCACCTGCTAACTTTACTGAGTTTAATTTATTTGCTGACTTCCATAGCCCTTACCTTGCTGAGATTACAAACAAGGACAGTAAGTTATTAACTTGCTTTGGACTTTTAGACATAGTAGATATATTCAATTTAGATTTTAGCAAGTATGTTTATATAGACGGGGTTTTATTCAGGCTTAACAAAGTTGAGAACTTTAACCCAATGGAATACAACACAACTAAACTATCGTTTTTAAAAGTGATTAATACACGATATCCAATAATTTAAGATATGGCAGAAAGTAATGAACTATCGTTTAATATAAAGGTAGGCGGTAACCAAGAACAAGCTATAGGCTCGTTAAAAAAGCAGTTAAGAGAAGCGCAGCAAGACGTACAAGCGTTATCCGATAAGTTCGGTGCTACTTCAGAACAAGCGATTGAAGCAGCAAAAAGAGCTTCAGAATTAAAAGACAGGATAGGCGATGCAAAAGCTTTGACAGATGCTTTTAACCCAGATGCTAAGTTTAAAGCCTTAACCGCTTCGCTTAGTGGTGTAGCCGGTGGTTTTGCAGCAGCGCAAGGTGCAATCGGTTTGTTTGGTGCTGAGTCAGAAGCAGTAGAAAAAACTTTGTTAAAGGTGCAATCTGCTATGGCTTTATCTCAGGGCTTACAATCTGTTGGGGAAAGTATTGATAGCTTTAAGCAATTAGGTGCGGTTATCAAAAGTACAACTGCGTTTCAAACTGCTTATAACTTTGTTATTGGCGAAAAAGCTGCAATTCAAAAGTCAGATGTTGCAACAACAATAGCTTCAACTGTAGCAACTAAGGCACAGGCTGCTGCAACTAATACGGCAACTGTAGCAACAACCGCTTCAAGTGTAGCTATGAAGGTATTACGTGGAGCGATACTTGCAACGGGAATAGGTGCTTTAGTAATTGGACTTATAGCCGTAGTTCAAAACTTTGGTAAAATAAAAACTGCGATACTTAATGCTATCCCAGGACTTGGAAAATTTGCATCTACTGTTGGTAATGTAATCAATGCCTTTACTGACTTGATAGGCGTAACAAATGCAGCTTCAAGGGCAGAGCAACAAAGACAAGCAATCTTCACAAAAGCGGCTGCAGGTACTAAGATAATTAATGAAGGGATTGACAGACAAATCAAATTACTACAAGCGCAGGGTGCAGAGCAAGGAAAGTTAGATGCACTTAGAAAACAACAAATCAATAATGAATTAAACGATTTAAAAAAATTAGCAGACCAAAAAGGTATTTTAAGAGGCGAAGATGCTAAAAAATATAAAGACCTTCAAAATGACTTGCAGGTAATTGATGCGACGGCACAAAAAACAAGAGAAGATGCAGCTAAACAAGCAGCACAAAGAGGTTCAGCCAATGCAAATAAATACGGGGAAAGCCAAAAGAAACAAGACGAGCAACTTGCTAAGGAAAGGTTAGAAGCACAAAAAGAAGCTTTGTTAAAGCTAAGTGAATTAAATAATGAAATATTCTTATCTACTTTTAAAGACGAAAACGAAAAGAAAAGAGTAGAACTTAATCTTGCTTTTAATAAAGAAAAGGACGAAATTTTAGCTAATACTAAGATTACAGAAGAAACAAAAAACCAATTAATAGTTGCTTTAAGAACTAAACTTAATAATGATTTAGAAGCTATTAATCAAGCCGAGAGAGAAAAGAAAGCAGCCGCAGATGCTAAGATGCTTGAAGATGCAGCAACTCAAATGGCTAAAGAAGATGATTTAGAGTTTGCTAATTTACAAAAAAAGTTTGCTAAGACACAAGACGATGATAAGAAACAAGCAGCAAAAGACCTTGCTGACTTAGATAAAAAGATTGCAAAAAATACTACTGATTTACAATTAGAAAGGAGTTTATTAGACGAAAAGCAAATAGCAGTTGAAGAGGCTTTTGCTAATAGTTTAATAACAGAAGAACAATACAATGCAGCTTTAGAGGCAAATGCAAAAGCAAGGGCTGACATAGATAAGTTAGAAGCCGAGGCAAAAGTTAAAAACGCTGAAGTTGCTTCTCAGTTATTAGGAACTATCTCAGATATAGTTGGTAAAAATACGGCAGCAGGTAAAGCGGCTGCTATTGCTTCAGCTACAATAGATACTTATTTAAGTGCGCAAAAAGCCTATGCTTCGCAGTTATTACCAGGAGACCCAACCTCTCCTATTAGGGCGGCTATCGCTGCTGGTATTGCAGTTGTAGGTGGTATTAAAAATGTTAAATCTATTTTAGCAGTTAAAACACCGAATGGTGGTGGTGGTGGCGCAGCTAACATTTCGGCTCCAAGTTTATCTGGCGCACCAATAGCCCCACCTCAACCACAAGCAGCCACTACCAATATTAGCGCACAATCAATAAACGCTTTAGGCAATCAAGCAACGAGAGCCTATGTTGTAGAAAGCGATGTAACAAGCAGCCAAGAACGTATCGCAGCTATTCAACAACGTGCAAGGTTCGGTTAAATGATAACAATTTAAAACACTTAATATTTAAAGATATGGACTTACCTGTTTATTTATTAGACATTAGCGAGGATATGAATGACGATGCCGAGGTCGATTATGTGGCACTCGTAGACAAACCTGCTATTCAAAAGAATTGGAATGCCTTTAAAAATCAACAACGCTTTGAAGTGGTTAGCGAAGATAAGCGTATTATCTCTGGTCCTCTTATGTTGGCTGATATGCCTATTTTTAGGAGTGATGCTACTTATGGCGATTACTATGTGGTCTTTTCTAAAGACACTATATTCAAGATTGCTCAAAAGTTTTTCAAAAGAGGCTACCAATCAAACGTAAACTTGATGCATTCTCCTGACCAACAAGTAGAAGGTGTAACAATGTTTGAGAGTTTTATTACAGACGAAAGCAGAGGTATACAACCAATGAAAGGGTTTGAAGATGCACCGGACGGCTCTTGGTTTGGCTCTTTTAAAGTAGATAACGAAGGCGTTTGGAATGATGTTAAAGAGGGTAAATTTAAAGGCTTTAGCGTAGAAGGGTTGTTTACTTACAAGACAAAGCCGACCAAAGAACAAGAACTTATGAATGCAATAAAGGAAATATTGCAACGGGTTAAATGATAAACAAAATCTTTTATTAATATTTAAACAAAAAGAATGATGAACGCAAAAGATGCAATTATGCAAATTAGGGCTTTATTCGAAGATATGCCACAAGTAGAGGCTCCGGCTCCTATTGAAGCACCTATCGAAGAGGTACCTGTTACATTCGCGGAATATAGCCTTATGGACGGAACAAAGGTTATGATTAGCGAATTAGCTATCGGTGGCGAAGTTACTTTAGCAGACGGAAGTCCTGCTCCTGTTGGCGAACACCAATTAGCAGACGGCACTAAAATTGTTTTAGATGAAGCCGCTAAAATCTTATCTATTGAAACTCCAGAAGCAGAAGCTAAAGAAGCTGACGAAACACCTGCTGAAATGGGTAAAAAGTATGATGAGAAAATGGCTGACGAAATTACAAACTTAGTAGCTGAAAACGAAAATCTTAAAACACAAGTAGCACAATTAGAGGCAAAAGTTAAAAATGGCTTTAGTCAAGTAGCTGAATTAATAGAAGCACTTACAAAGACACCTAACGCTGAACCTATTGCGCAACCAAGAAACAACTTTGGTTCTAACGTAACTACTCATAATATGAAGTACGATAGGATTGAAAAATTTAGAAACGCTTTATTAAACAAATAAAAATAAAATAAAATGGGATTTGATGTATCTGCATTAGCAAACTATACAAAAGAAAACGAAGCTCTACTTGTAACTTCATCTGTATTGGGTGCAAAAACTGCTTCTCTTATTAAGAGCGCAGGTAACGTAATGGTTGGCGTAAAGTCAAGCGAAAAAATCAACATTATGGAAACAGACGCTATCTTCCAAGATGGTGCTTCTTGTGGCTTTAATGCTTCTGGTTCTACTACCTTTACTCAACGTACTGTAACTCCTGGTAAAATTAAAGTAAACGAAGCTCTTTGTCCTAAAGACCTTGAAGCTAAGTATTTACAAAAAGCTTTACCTACTGGCTCTATGTACGATAGCGTACCTTTCGAGCAAGAGTATTCTGAAAAGAAAGCTAAGACAATCGCTGCACAATTAGAAACTGCGCTATGGACTGGCGACACTACAAGTGTTAATGTTAACCTTAACCGCTTCGATGGTCTTGTTAAGTTAATCGGTGCTGCTTCAGGTGTTGTTGCTGCAAATGCTTCTACTTTTATTAGTGGTGCGCCTTTAAGCTCTATTACTGCTGCTAACGTAATTAGCATCTTTGATGGTGTTTACCAAGCAATTCCTGCAAAAGTTGTAGCTGCTGATGATATGACTATCTTCTGCGGTCAAGATTTATTTAGAACTTACACTGTTGCTCTTAAAAATAGCGGTAGCTTCAATTACCAAATTGATGTAAAAGCTGATAGCGAATTTGTACTTCCTGGTACTACAATTAAAGTAATTGCAGTTGCAGGTCTTAACGGAACTAACAAAGTTTACGCTATGCGTTTAAGCAATATGTTCTTAGGTACTGACTTATTGAACGAAGAAGAGAAGTTTGAAATTTTCTATGCTAAAGAAGCTGACCAAGTACGTTTCGTATCTGAGTTCAAAATGGGTGTAAACATTGCCTTCCCTGACGAAGTAGTGAAGTTTATCCTTGCATAATTTATAGGGTAGGTTGAAATATACCTACCCATTTTTTCAAACTAATTTAATTCAATAACAATGGCTTGTGCTTTAACTCAAAATTATACCTTAGATTGTAAAGACAGTTTAGGCGGTATAACCGAAGTTTATTTTATGGCAGCTGGAGATGTTACCTCTACAACTGAGGCAAGTGGTGTAATTACCGCTTTAGTAAAAGCATCTGGTAAAAGGTTCTTTAAGTACGAACTTGTAAAAGGCACTTCTCAATTAGTTGAGAATGTTAATGCAAACGTACAGAATGGAACTATCTTTTATGCTCCTGAATTAACTATCGTATTAAACAAATTACAAGCGAACACAAGAAACGAAATCTTGTTACTCGCTCAAAACACTTTAGTGGCGGTTGCCAAAGATAACAATGGCAAATACTGGTACTTAGGAAAACAAAGAGGCTTAGACCTTACAGGCGGTAACGCAGGTACAGGTACGGCAGAAGGCGACAGAAGTGGTTACACTTTAACCTTCACAGGTGCGGAAGCTGCCCTTGCTCCAGAAGTTAACTCTACTGTTGCAGGTCAATTAACTACCGCAGGTTCTTAGGTTGTTTTGGTTTTGTATATAGATGCCCTCGGACTTAATTGTTCGGGGGTTTTTTATTTTGCAAACAATCGCATTACTTTATATTTATAGTTGTGATAAGATTAATTAAGGGGCAAACCCAAAACATAATACTTACCTTGACTGAGAAGCAGCTTTTAACAAGCCCGAACTATCTATTTATATTTGAGAATAGATCAACAAATACGGACATCAAATTTGTAAGGCTTAACAATACAGATATAAGCGCATATAAGGATAGGTACAACGAGTTCACTATTGTAGTTAATAGCTTCTTTAATACGGCTTTAAACGGGCAATACACCTACACAATCTACGAGCAGACAAGTACTACCAACACAAACCCGACGGGCTTAAACTTGCTTGAAACAGGCATTATGGAACTTGAGGGTACAACTATATCATTCACAGAATACGAAACAACAAGCACATTCACAATTAGACAATAATGGAAATACAAGTATTGACATTTGCCGAGGCAAAGCAACCGGAATATAAAGAGAAAAAAGGCGAAGGGTATATGCAGTATGGTCAAAACAATGACTATCCTCAATACCTATTAGACCTTTTTAACAAGTCAGCAAAGCACAATGCTATCGTAAGAGGCAAAGTGAACTACATTGTTGGTAATGGTTGGGCAGGAGAGCAGCCTATTGTTAAGCAAGTTAATAGAGAGGAAACTTTAAATGATCTAACTAAAAAGGTTGCTTTAGATATTGAACTATTTGGTGGTGCTTACATACAAGTTATTTGGTCTGTAATGGGCGAACAAATCGCTGAGTTATGGCATTGTGATTATACAAAGATTAGAACTAACAAAGACAACACGCAGTTCTGGTATAAAGAAGATTGGAAAGCTACACGCAATCAAGAAAAAGCTGAGATATACAATGCGTTCAATCCTAAAAACCCTGTAGGTGTTCAAATACTTTATGTAAAGGAATACAGACCGGGTATGAATGTTTATAGCCTTCCGGGTTATTTTGGTGCGCTTAACTACATTGAAAGTGATGTTGAAGTTAGTAAGCACGTTTTAGGTAATGCTCAGACCGGGTTTTCTGCCAGTAAACTTATTACTTTACCAAACGGAGAGCCAAGTCCTGACGAGAAACGTGCAGTTAGCAGACAGTTTGATAATATGTACACGGGTGCAGACGGCAAAAAGTATTTACTTGCTTTTGTAAATGATGCAACTCGTAAGCCTATTGTAGACGATTTGGGTGCGAGTGATTTAACTAAAGAAGATTTTGGAAGAGTAGACGAGTTAATTCAAACCAATATATTTTCTGGGCATCAAATTACGGCTGCAGAACTTTTTGGTATTGCAGTTCCTGGTCAATTAGGGAATAGACAACAAATGCGTGATAGCTACGAAATCTTTAACAACACTTATATTCGTTACAAGCAAATGCAGTTAGAAGGTGTATTTAATATGCTTGGACAATATGCAGGGATAACAGAGGAATTGATGCTACAACCTACCGACCCAATCGGTATTGACTTTAGCGAAAGCATTATAAAGGAAGTAGCACCAAAAGAGTGGATATTAGAGAAGCTTGGTATTGATCCAACTAAATACGGAATGCCTGTTGAAACTGAGCAACCAATGGCAGCAAGTCCTTTAAGCGTTAATGAGCATATTAAAGGATTGAAAGGTCGCGAGTGGCAAAATATGCAGCGCATCATTCGTGATTTTAACAAAGGTAAGATTACCAGAGAACAAGCAAGTTCAATGTTAAAAGGCGGTTATGCTTTAAGCGACGAAGAGGTTGCTACTTGGTTAGGTGCTGAAGATTTAGAATTTAGCGAACAAGATTTTCAAGTGTTCTTTGAGTTCGGAGAAGACAGAAACAACTACGAGGTTC